TCGCTTCGGTACGTCATCGATGATTGCAGAGCCGCGATTCAGGCATTGCCTGACAACATCAAGTCAGGACAATATCAGGACGAAATCAATTACTGTTTCATGGAACTGAAACGTCGAGAAAATTGAAAGAGCGGCTTAGGCCGCTTTTTTTTGCCTGCACTTTAAATTAGGATTACGACATGGAAAGACAATCAAACATCCCCACCTTGCGAGTTCTGAAAATGCTCGACCGCATCGTTGATGAGACGGACGAGGATTTGCGAGCTTACGAGCTGAGCAGAATCCATGACTACCTTGCGATGAAGTTCAATCGGGAAACCGGGAAGCTTGCCAGCGAGGAGCTAAAGAGCCTCTGATTTTTCTTTGGCCTTTCGAGCAGCATAGTCAGTCAGCTTCTCACCAAACATGCGCTGAAACCACTGGCCCCAAGTGTAGCCTTTGCCCTCGACCAACTGGTGCCTGCGCTTCCAAGCAGATCGGGCAGCGTAATACTTTTTAGCGTCCGCCCACTTCTGCTCCCGCTCCAAATCCTTACCAGAGATCACTGAGATTAAACTCCGTGATCAAGCCGTTATCAAAAGGTCGGTAGTCGCCCGTCCGCTCACACCTCAAGCCAATCTCAAGCGCCTGCTGGTTCTTGGCATGGCCATACTGCACAGCCTCCTCGGTCAACGTGTAAACGCCAAACGGGTAAGGGTGCGACTTCTCTTGCGCTAAGAAATAAAACTTGTCGCAAGGTATGTCAAGGTACTCGGCAGCAGCCATATAAAACGCTGCCTGCTGGTAATACCTGAAGGAGTTCACAGCGTTTTTAAAGCCACGCGGTGAAGCGTCGCGGCAGGTCTTCAAGTCCCAGATGTCGGTCCCTGTATACCAATCAAGTTTGCCCTTGCAGGGCTGGCCGCAAAATTCAAAAACCAAAGTCAGCTCAACCTTGTGCTCTGGCTTCGGTATGAAGTCTGATAAAACTTCGCGGCGTTCCATGCAGATATCATAGAGATCTTGCTTGCAAGGTGTGCGACCATCCAAGCCAGAAAGCCAATCCTGATAACCTTCTTTGCCTGCTTTAGTGCGCTTGTCGAAGCCGGGATCTATCGCAAACTCATCATGGAATTTGTGATGCTCCAAGAAGACCGTGTGCTGAACACGGCCTTCAAGCAGGGCCGGTGATTCGTTAAACGGCTTAGCATTCTTCCAAGTGTACGGGCACTTGATCAAAGAGGTGAGGTCATGAGACCGCCACGCTCTCTGGCCGTCAACCGTGATTGCGGCATAGGCTGGGTAATCGAGATCCTCGTAGATCCCCGGTTTAAAATCTGTCATTTTTTCTCCTCCAGAATATCGAATAAATCAATCGAGAAATGCGCCATCGGTTCTTGGTCAGCAGAGTCGTTCCGATCAGACCTGCCGCCGAACCTTAGCTCAAACGGTTTGTCTAAACGCACAGAACCAATTCGGTCTGACCATTCGACGATGATGCGCGAGTGTAAGCCGATCAGCTCATATTGCTTAGCTTGCAAGACCTTGTGCAACGCAACAAAAAAAGTTGGGTACTGGCGCATTGCCGTGGTTCTTTTTTTGACCTCGACAAATCCAATGATTTGATCATTGCGTGAAACCGCAAAATCTAAAATGTAACTGGCAGGGAGTTTGAAGAAACCGTCGAGGCTGTAACGCTTACACGCCAGCTTAATCAGTTTCTGCTCAGCGTCCCTGTCAGCTTGCCGCTCATATCTCGGGCGCACTCACCACATCATTACGCCGAGGACGATGCCACTGCAAAAAGCGGTGACAACGGCCCAGCCGGTGAAGCGTGAAAGACTCATCTCCTTAAACATCAGAAGACCCCCGAGGATCGTCGCCCATCGCAAAACGTGTGTACCATATTTTTTTTCTCTTATCAGTCGTGCTATCACCTTTTCTCCCTTCACGCCATGCGTATTTAAATGCTGCAATCTCAGCGTATTCCTGAACACGCTTCAAACCGTAAAGCTGAACCATCACGTCGATGCACTCGACCCCACCGACCTTGTAATGGCTCGGTGAGTTGACGACATCTTCGACCGTCACGGTGATGGTTTCAGATAAGCTTGGTTCAAACTCTCGCAGAGCGTTTAGGTAAAGCTTGTTCTGCTTAGACGAACACTCTTTGGTTTTTTTAATTTTATAGAAAGTAGACGGCGCTAAATTGTGCTGATACAAAAATTCAGTGACCGACACCTTCTGCTCGATTAAAGCCCTTTCAAGCCGGGCAAGCATTCTGCGAGCGTCCATTAAAACGGAATGTCGTCGTCTTCAAAATCTTCGACCGTGACCGTCTTCTTTGCTGAAGACATCGCAGCCAAACCGCCTTTGCTCTCACCCGCCTCAGCCTTTCGACCTTTAGAGTAAGCTGCCGCCAACTCATAAGAACCTTCAATCATCTCGCACAGAAACGCTGGCAGGTCCGCAAAAATATCACAGGCGTTCTTGCTCTCGTCGCACGACTCGCCAGAAAATTCTTTGCAGTAGTCCTCAAGGTCGAATATGACTTGATCGTTAATTGTTGCAACTTTCTTCGCGCCGCCATCTGGTTTAAAGATTGAAACAATCTTGGCTCGACCACCGTCAGTGTGTGTAACCTCAAGGTCGCAGTTCACGCCAAGGATGTTGGCCATGTCGAATGACTTCAACTCTGCTTCGGTAAAGCTTTTACCACGCCAAGACTTCAAGTCTTTGTGCAGCGCAGAGTTCTCGTTCAAAGATAATGTGTACTGCTTGAAGATGCTGAACGGTTGGTCCTTCTGGGTACGAAGATCTGGCAGTTCAAAAAAAACAAAAATCGAACGCCGCTTTTTGGCATCTTCGTCTTTAAACCTCTCATCCCTTGTCCCGGCGTCCGCCAGCTTGTAACAAATTGCTCGATGCGTACCAACTGGCACGACCTCGAAATCACCACCACCACTACTACTTGCTATCAATCCCATGTTGCTTTCCCTTGTGTTGTGTAAATGTTTGCACTATGGTACACAGCTCTTAATGAAAAGCAAGCGGAAAAAGACCCATGGCAATAAACGTATCCCGACCCAGTAAAAACCAGAGTATGCCGTTCACGGCTGATGCTCGATCAGAATTTGAAGCGTTCCTGCTGAGCAACGGCATGAGTGTAGACCCAAAGAAAGGGCTGGTATCAGACGGTTCAGTCGGTCGCGCTTACATGGAAGTTGACGGCAGACGCAAGCTAACCGGCTGGTATCAGCTGTGGTTAAACCAGTCAGTACCCTACGGAAGATGCGGTGATTACCGGCTCGATCACGTCAACCCAACGGCGCAGTGGCGACCCAACAACGGCGCTCGTTACGAGATGACCGAAGATCAGAAAGAAGAGATCAGGCGTCTGCAGGAAGAGGCAAAGGTCGAGCTGGCGAACAAGCAAACGAAGGCGGCAAAGATCGCTCAGAACATTTGGGAGAAGTCAACCCCATGCGAGAAGCACCCATACCTTGAGCGTAAACAGGTGCTGAGCCACGGTCTCAGGCAGCATGAAGACGGCAGACTGATTATTCCTTTGCTGGACGCGCAGCTTGAGATTGTCGGGCTGGAATATATTGATGACGATGGCGGCAAGAAGTTTTTGACCGGCAGCAAGAAAAAGGGCAGCTTCTTTTTGCTCGGCGAGCACATGCTCAAGGACGCAGCGGTCATCAATTACGCTGAGGGTTATGCGACAGCGGCGAGTTATTTTCAGGACTCCCAGCAGCCGGTTATCTGTTGCTTTGATGCAGGCAATCTAAAGCCGGTTGCTGAGACGATCAGCGAATATTTTCCGAATGCGAAGCACGTCTTTATTGCTGATCAGGATGAGTCCAAGACCGGCGAGATGAAGGCCATCGAGGCGAGCCAAGCTGTGCGAAGCCGGGGCGCTGAAAGCGAGGTGCTCATCCCAGAGACGATTGGCGACTACAACGACCACGCGGTTGAGGGTGAGCTGATCCCGAAATTGAAGCCCGTTACGGTACCAGCAGAGTTCGATTTCAACCGAAGCGAGCGAGGCAAATACCTTAATACCAAGGGTAATGTTGAGGGTGTG